ACCGTTAATGGAAAACGCTACGTATTCTTGCAAGAAAGCCGCCTATTTAAAATTAAGGACAAAGACCAATGACCCAAGACCTTAAAGACCTGTGTTTGATTAAAAAAAGCAGCCTTAATCGTTTAGCGCGCGCTTACAACTATGAATATGGCGTTGATGATGACGATGCTATGCAAGCCCTCGCCCAAGACCTGAGCGGGATGCGGTTGGTAGCACCGCCGCCGCAGACGGACGACGAGCTTTTTAAATCGCCTTGGTATGAATTTGCCAAAGAAGCATATTACGATATGGGTAATGGATACGCGCACCCGCGTGTTCATGCCGCTTTTGCAAGGCAGATATTTTTGAAGTTGCCAGCCGCCCCCGGCCTAGAGACTGAGGAGCCAAAGGCATGAACGAATTAAAACCATGCCCATTCTGTGGCGGCAACGCATCAATCCAAGTGGAGCGCGATTTGGATAATGGCAGCTATTACAGGCATTACATATTTTGCGACGATTGCGGAGCTGAAATGTCAGCGGAGCTGAAATGTCAGCCAAGCACGAGCACGAAAGCGTTATAGAAAAGTGGAATAAACGCGCTGAGATTTTAGCGGAAAAAGAGGGGGAGTGAGATGGAATATTTAAAAGATTCCGAATGGCATGATGTAGATGATATGCCAGCGCCAAAAGATGGAACTACTTTTCTAGGTTTAGCATATGATACAATTAATCCTAAACGCTCTTCCTTTGGGGAATTTGTATGGTTAAAAGCAGAAAATGTACACGGCGGGTTTTTTGCGGGCACTATACCGCATCCAAAAATTTTAGCGTGGCGCGACCTTAAAGATTTTCCACATGAATTAACCCTAAAAATAGATGGCATTATAAGTTCCGCAATAAAGGCAAATAAGTTATGACCCAAGCAATAAATTATAGGTTCAAACCACTAGATGCAGTGCAGATAGTCGCTTACGGGTTAGATTACAGGGGGCGCGTGCAAGAATGCATTACGTCTGCTAGCGGCACATCCTATTGCGTTGAGTACGCGGCGGACGGAAAAATAGAACAGCGCAGATTTTATGAAGATGAATTGGAGAACCCGCAATATGTACCCTATTAACACAACCCTAACCTTCACCAGCCTAACCCACGCCTCTGCTGCGGCGGATTTGTTTGGGAAGTATAGCATTCAGTCGCTGCTAGAGTATACGCATTGGAAGCAAGAGCCAGAATGGCTAGACGGCTTCTGCTGCAAGGTTGAACTAGACGAACCCAGAGCACAATTTTACACCCTTAATAAGTGGCGCATAATCCTCGACGCGCCGGAGAAGGTGAAGTGGTTTGAGCCGCAGGTGGGGGATTTTGTGCAAGATTTTGATATAGGAGGGTTAGTCACAAAAATTCGTGACAGGGGGGTTGATTACGAAACGTACCATGAAACAAATTTTAATTATTTTGACAAGGTTAAAATCCTGCTTCGAGACGGCCATCCCTTCCCGCAGCCGCAGGATGTGAAATTGGGGGAGACGGTATGACCGGATTAGGCAAAAAACAAAAGGAATGGTTAGAACGTTTCAGTAAATATAAAACTGAGTGGGTTAACTTTAGGCCGCGCCGGGGCATGAAGCCTTGGCGTGTGATGGAAGGATTAATTTCACGCGGACTCATTGAGATTCGCCAGCATCCAGACCCGCTATATAAAGACATTCTGCAATTAAAAGTTTTGAAAGATAAATAATATGAGACCAGACTTCCCCGAACATGAAGGCGATTATCTATGCGTTATCATTGGCCTGATATGCTTAATGATTACTATTTCTGTTGTTGTTACGCAATTACGACTTGCGATAACTGGCGAGGAGTGTAAACAGGAGGTTAAACAGCCGGTGGAGGCCTTGTGATTGAATCTTTAAAGCCGGGCGATATCTATCAAGAGATGCTGGCGCACTTTGTTATTGTGCTGGATGTAAGCGACCAATGCGTTTTGTGCTACCTCAGCGATAGAAAAAAGCCCCTGATTGTTTCGCATAAAGGCTTTGAGAGGCATATAAAATATAAGCGCTATAGTCACAACTTTCATACTCATATGTATGAGGGTGGGCTTAGAGCGAAAGTATGCAATTCCGTTCAAAGCCTAGCCATAGGGCAGCATGAAACATTTAAAAGAAAAAGCGCAAAGATGGAGTTATTATGAAGTTTGAAGCATTCCCTAAAATATCACGTTACAGCCGCGAGGTAATCATAACTGAAAAGTTAGACGGCACGAATGCGCAGATTTATATCAGTGGTGATACCTTTTTGACGGGTTCGCGCACCCGCTGGATAACGCCAGATGATGACAATTTCGGCTTTGCTGCCTGGGCGCTTGAAAACAAAGAAGAGCTGCTAAAACTTGGCAATGGCCGTCATTACGGCGAATGGTGGGGCATGGGTATTCAGCGCAAGTACGGCTTAAAAGAGCGCCGCTTTTCGCTGTTTAACACCGTGCGCTGGAATGCCGATAACTTGCCCGCCTGCTGTCACCTTGTACCTGTTCTTTATAGGGGCATCTTTCGCGCAGGCGTTGTAGAGGAAGCTATGGAGCGCCTAAAAATCTCAGGCAGCCATGCTGCTGCTGGATTTATGAATCCAGAAGGCATCGTTTTGTGGCATGCCGATGCAAACATGGGTTTAAAAAAGACCTTTGAAAAAGACGCCGGGAAAGGGGGCTTTGGCTTATGAGTGAAACAGAGTTTGAATCCATCAATGATGCGTATGCGCGTATAGATGAAAATAAGGCTAATAATGAGAAAGACTATATCACCATTAAGCTGTGCCGCGATGAAGCGTCGGGTGTTTATTACACGCAGATCAAGCGCAGCGAGGAAGCCAAGCGCGAGATAGATATAACCTTTGACAATCAAGAGGGACATTGCGCCCATTGCGTGGGTGATAGCTACCTATTATTTTACAGCTATTCCGACCGAGAAAAATATCGTGAGGCAAACCCACCTGAAAAATTAAACGTAAATACAAGAAAGCTAACATCGTTAGCGCCCGCTGAACGCCCGCCACTGCCCGGCGCAATATCACCCATGGGCATTTACGAAAACTACTACATGCTAGATGGCTATAAACGCTTAAAAGATACCTTATGACTATCGGTCAAACTCTCACAGGCCGCCTAGAAAAGGTTTCTGATTCTACATGGTTATTCACTGAGTCACAAGTAGTGATCTGTCACCCCATTGCGCCGAGAAAGCGTGCCGCAAGGGGTATAACGGCTAAAATCATTGATTTGATTGACTATTCCCCTGGCGCCTATAATTCCCGCTTATTGTTAAAAGCCCTTCAAGATCAAGAATACGATGTTGATCTTGCATCTGTTTCCTCTATAGTAAGCAGGCTGGTTAGGGAGGGTGTTTTATACCGGGTTAACAGCAGAATTTATAGCAACAAATAAAAAGGATGGAGCCTTATGAAAGACGATCAACAATTTGACGGTTATGCGCATGTTTCTGAATCAGAGCAGGCAACCTACGAAAGCCACTGGAAGCGAAGCAAGCCTATTACGGCTGGCCTGTTGTTTGGTGGGGATTCGTTAATAGGATCGCCGCTTGCTTGGTGGGGTGATTTAAAACCGAATCATGCCTGGCTCAACCGTCCATCTTTTTGGACGCCAACAACCCTGCCTAAAAAGGGTCAAGTTATCCCTCAAAGGTCTTGGACAGAACCTAACTGGTTTCAGCGCCGCATCTTAGGCCGAAAGCCTGAATTAGTTACGACTTACTGGGAGGTTCAATAATGCAAACCGCCGCTTACTTGTGTAAACTTTATTTAGATCACATTAGAAAATGGCCGTACATGCGAAGGATTGCCCCAGGCACAAAGGCCACCATTTTGGGGCATGGTGAGTTTGAAATTGTCAAACAGCATGCTAATGGCGATTGCTTAATGAAAGACGCTAAGGGGCAGCAATTCTACAGCCGCCATATGGCTTACGTATGAATCAGCAAGCGATGACTTTTGACGGGCTTCACCCCAGTGCTGCTGGTGTTCAAGCTATAGCGAATCGCTTTGAGGCTCACATAAGAGCCATAATTGATAACCTCCCCCAATTCCCCTTTGCCCTAGAAAAAATCCCAGAGGCGCGGCGCATGTTCTGGCTCTATGGCGCGGATAAAAAGTTAACGTACATTGAGCGCGGGTTAACGGATCAAGAAGCAAAAGATAAAAATCCCCTACCAGATGAATCCCCCCTTGAAAAATGGCTAGATGAAATCCTGCACAAGCGCCCTGCCCTAGCGGAACCGCGTTGCATGATGATACTTTCTAGATTGTATGAGGAACCGCTATAAAAGCGGCAAAGAGTCCTAAAAAGAGTCCTATAGGACGCTAGGACTGTTTGCAGGACTGTTGCAATATTGTTTCTATCGCGGCTGATTCGCGGTTTTCATGCGAGCCTTAAGACAGTGTTAAACAATATGTTTGATTGTGTCAACATCGTTTAACCAAAAACCTTAGGGAGAATACCATGACTAGAACAAAGCACGCGCTTATGGGGATTATCGTTTACGCCTCAGCATTAATAAGCGCCACACTCAGCGCCAGATACGGTTATATTTCGGCGGGGGAATCAGCGGATATTTTTGAAAAGTATATCATGGGGGCAACGTTCGCCATCTTTGATATAGTGGTGATCCTGCTGGCCAGCGAGTTGACCAGCCGCTTTCTAACTAAGGCCGCCGCTAAAATCCTGTTGATTGTGCTGTTTTGCCTAAGCTGCTTTAGTGGGGCTGCCTACATGTTAGGGCAGCAATCGCAAGACCAAAGCACGCAAACCACGATGCTGAAACGTCAAATCAACATGCTTGATGAAAGCCTAGCCAAGCTCGACCCGTTAGCGCAGCCTAACACTATCCGGGCGCTGCGCCGCGAACGCGGTGTTGCTTATGAGCGGCTGCAATCGATTTACAAAAAGCAGGGCGGGGAGGTCACAAAGGGTAACGCTATGTTTATCTATGGCGGCAATCTTTTAGGCATCACCCCTGAAAGCCTGGCAACAATTATGCGCCTTGTTACGATGTTTTCGCTCAACCTTTGCGGCATCATTCTGGCCGCGCTGCGGGCGCAAAGTGAAGTGACTTATCTTTCTTACAACCGGAATCAGGCCAGCGTTGCCAATGCTGCTAACGATAGCTTTGATGACAATGGGAATAAGATTGAGGCCATCAAAGCCGCGATTCTTTCCTCACAGGTAAAGCCTAGCGTCACCGCCGTTGCTAAAGCCTTTTGCGGCAACAACCGTGCTGAGGCGGATTACTACCTACAAATCTTAGAGGAAAGCAACATTATCAAGAACAACGGCCACGGTAAAAAGCGGTCAATAACTGCATAAGGAGCTGAATATCTTTTGTTAATGTGGCGGGGCATAAAAACCCCGCCATTTTCTTTTTTGCTCTTGACAGCTTAAACCCCGTGTTTATATTGGCTTTCAACAAGGGGGTTTTTATGAATCATTCCAAGGCAATAAAACGGATAGCTTTAGAGCATCTTGATATCGAAACGTTTGACTCAGCCGGGGTTGACTGCTTGGACTTTTATGAGCTTGCAATCTGGAACATTGAGGCGGCTTTGAAGGCCGCTTATGAAGCCGGGTATAATGCCGCGCAAAAAACAAACCTTAAGATTGCCGCTTAATTCATGACTCAAAACTTTTCAGATAAAGAGCTTTTACAGTGGGCAAAAGAAGCCATGCTGGCTAAGAATTATGATCTTGCGATTGATTACACTAACAAGATGCAAAACAAAGGTATTGCGTTAAAAGCACACCTCCTCATTATTGAGCATGAGATGGCAGAATTTGAGTTGAATCTTTTAGGGGCATAAATTAAGCATAAAGAGTCTTAAGGGTCTTTAAATTCCGTGAACGTTGCGGATTTGAGCTTAAGCAGATGGGGCCTTAAGACTGCGTTTTCTGTTGGTTTTCGCGTCATATTAATCCCCGATGTTTAGGAAAGCGTGACAGTCTGGAGAGACAGGCACTTGTCGTTACTATCGCGGGGCGCACTGGGCGGCGCATCCGGTTCATACCCGGATTGATTACGGTTCGATTCCGTACCCCGCAACCATAAAAAATATAAAATGATGGAAGCCATGGACGTTAAAATAATCAAGAGCACAAAGCCGACCTTAGAAGATATACATTTAGCAGCATTTGGCGCTCCCTATGATTGCCGGGTTGAAGTTTTTAACTGTAAGCGGCCTGCAGATGATGCGCGGGTTTTGCTGTTCATTTACCCCACCTACAACAAAGAAAAGCTGTTCTTATATAACGAGATTAGGGCTGCTGTTGTGCGCCCTTACAACAAAGAGAGCGTGTACGTTACGCTGAATAAAAAGTTTGATAAAAAGACCAGTGACAGACTCTCAACGCTGCAGCATTGCACCAAGATTTTTGACAAATTTAAAAAAGATAAAGTTGAGGCTGCAAAAGAAGAAGTTAAGGAAAAATATGTACGCAAGCCTCGCTTAGGTAAAGCAGCGCGGCTCATAGAGGAGGCTAAACAAAAACTGGCAATGGAAATTCAAAGCGGCACGGCAACCGGATCTAAAATTGAATGGCCAGTTAAAGGGAAGCGAGTTACTGTTAAGGTGAATTTAGGTTCTGGTGTGCAAGAAACCTGTTGACGATTTGATTTTGTATGCTATCAAAAATTACCGCTCTTGTTGAGTGCAAGCTAGTAGGCCAATCCGCCAGTAGGCATTCCGGAAATGCTGAAGACGCAATACTGAACCCTTGTGCTCAACTGGTGCGGTTGAATCTGTAGCTAGGTGGAAACAGCCCCTTGAGGGGAAACTAGCCCGCACCAATTATGCGTTAAAGCATAGCTGTAAATCAACCGATGTAGTGTTAACCCGGCGCACCTGAATAGGGTAGTAGTAACCAGCCACAACCGCGAACGTTTGAAACGCTGTATCGTTTGGCGACTGAATAACCGCGTTGCCAGTTGTGAGGGGGATAAACCCATTACCCCATCGAGTCACATCAACCGTTGCTGATTTTGCGGCAAGAGCGGTGGCAATCGCGGCGGTATTCCGTTTGATGTGTGCTGGCATATTCGTTCCCTCTATCCCCGCATAATACAGCATCATTTTATTTATTATCAACCGTAGGATTGAAATCAATCTGTGGCGTATGTGATTATAAATCATGCCATACGCTAGCAATAAAGACCTTCCCGAATCCGTAAAGGGCGCGATTGAATCCGCAGCCGGGCAGACGCTTTTTCGCACCGTCTTTAATTCGCAAAGCAAATCAGGCAAATCAGAAGAAGTTTCTTTTGCCTCAGCGTGGGCGGCTCTTAAGAGGGCTGGCTATAAAAAAGATACAGAGTCAAATTTATGGTCTTTGACTCGCAAGGCCGATTCAAGTGGATACATACCGCCTAAATCTGTGCAGGACAATGCGCAACGTGCTCTGGACGTTCGCGCAGAAAAACCGCAATCGCAAAGAGGCATGACGCTGGTAGGCATTGCGCGTGCCCGCGACCTGTCTAACGGTAAGGCGTTGTCTCTCGATACTGTGCGGCGCATGAAGGCATACTTTGACCGTCACGAAGTTGATAAGAAGGGCGCTACATGGTCCGAACAAGGCAAGGGCTGGCAGGCTTGGATGGGGTGGGGCGGTGATGAAGGCCGCTCATGGGCTGAAAATATTTTATCAAAATTAGAAAAATCAGATGATGATTCGCATCAAGATTTTTCTGTTAAAGCCGATATCATCAAGGCCAATAACGATCAGCAAATCGTTTATGGGTGGGCTTCCATTGTCGAAAAAGACGGCAAAGAAGTTATAGACACCGAGGGCGATGTAATCGGGATTGATGACTTAGAGGAGGCTGCGCTTTCCTACGTCATGAAATCCCGTGTGGCCTCAATAAATCACACCGGGGATAAAGTCGGATCCCTTGTTGAGTCAATCGTTTTCACTAAAGAAAAACAGCAATCGCTAGGCATCGACCTAGGAAAAGTAGGCTGGTGGGTTGGTTATAAAATCAGCGATTCCGCCGTTTGGGACCGCGTCAAATCCGGCGAGCTTTCCAGCTTTTCGATAGGCGGCAGCGCCATAAGAACGGAGATTTAACCTCATGGCAAAAAAACCTGTGAAGCGTTTAACAGAGCTTAACTTGCAAGAAGTTTCTCTTTGCGCACAAGGCATGAATAAAAATGCAAAAATCGCACTTTTTAAATCAGACGGCGAAGCGCAAACCCTTGCTGACGTTGTATCTGAGAGAATTAAAGAAAAATCTTTAGCCGATAGATTTACACAAGTGTGGGATTTAACATATGCTTTGCATGAAAGTATTCGCTCAATAGTTGAGGATGATTTGTTAAAAGACAAGCAATCAATGCTTGACGAAACGCTTTCACAGTTTTCTAGCGCGATTGAGGAAGTGTTGCCCAATCTCGTTACAAATTTAAATAAAAGCGAGGCGCAAATGACTATTGATGAATTGAAAAAATCCCTTGAAACAACTCAAGCAGAAATTGCCGCTCTCAAAAAAACCAATGAAGAGCTGGCGGCTGATTTGGAAATTTTCAAGGCAATGGGCGCACGCGATAAAGCCTATTACGATAGCCTTAGCGGTGACATGCAAAAGAAATTTGGCGCAATGTCTGCTGCTGATCGTAAAAAAACTATGGACGCTGCTAATTTTCAAAAGGCCGAGCCTACTCAGGAAGAGCTTTTAAAGTCCCTGCCTGAGAATCTACGCAAGATGCTAGAGGATAGCCAAAAGCAAGCAGCGGAAGCATTGCAAAAAGCACAAGCCGCCGATGATGCCCGCGAGCGCACCGAGTTAATTGCCAAAGCTGAAAAAGAATTCGGCAACGTACCTGGTAAATCTGAGGAAAAAGCCGAGATTCTTAAGCACCTGAAATCCGCACCTGAATCTGTGCGCAACGGTGTTGAAACCCTCCTTAAGCAATTCCAAGCGCTGGCAACTCGCGGCTTTGTTGAAAAAGGTCACGGTCAAGATGTTGACCCGCAATCGCCCAAAGAAAAGCTCAATAAAATGGCTGAGGAAGTTGCCCTTCAAAAGCAAGTTTCTTTCCCTACTGCCTACGATCAGGTGATTCAAACCGCCGAAGGTCACGCTCTCTACACTCAAATGCGCAGCGGCGCGGCAGCTTAATACTAAACGTTTTTTAAAAATCTTAAGGAGTACACCATGGCTTTCGATAACACCGTACAAACCGTTAACGCAGTATCCGGTGCGGATTATTCCGCCAGTCAATACCTATTCGTAACCATGGCGTCCGATGGCGAGATTGACCCCGTTGGCACGGCGGGCTTGCCTGCTCTTGGCGTGCTGTATAATGCGCCACAAGCAAAAGGCATTGCTGCTGAAGTGGCAATTTCTGGGATTGTGAAAGTAAAAGCCGGGGCACCCTTTAACGCTGGCGTCCTGATTATGAGTAGCGCGGCTGGAAAGGCCGTTACAGCAACCTCTGGCAACCGGATTTTAGGCATGGCTGTAAGCGCTGCGGCTGCAGACAACGACATTGTTAGCATTCTGTTACAGCCCTTTGGCCGCGTTGCTTAATAATTGTTCAAAAATAGTGGTTTCAACTTAAGGAGAATAAAATGTCCACACCTACGTTAAGAAGCGTTCACGTTGATTCCGCATTAACGAACATGTCTATTGCTTACATTCAGAAGCAATCAAACTTCATTTCAACGCAAGTTTTCCCGCTGGTTGAAGTTGATTTCGCTTCGGATGTTTATTACACATTTGACCAAGGCGACTTTAACCGTGACGAGGCTCGCCTGCGTGCGCCTGGGACTGAGTCTGTTGGCGGTGGCTTTAAAATTACTAACCAGACATATAATTGCTCTGTTACAGCTTTCCACCACGATATTGATCGGCAGAAGCTGAAAAATGCCGACCGGGTTATTAACTTAGAGCGCACTGCTGTGCAATTCGTAACCAACAAGCTGCTTATGCGCCGCGAGTTGGATTGGGTTGACAAATATTTCAAAGCGGGTGTTTGGACTGCTGGTGATATCGCCGGGGTTGCATCGGCACCTAGCACAAACCAAGTGCTGCAATGGAATGATGCAAACTCAGACCCAATTCTAAACGTTTCGACTGGTAAATCAGCTATCCTGCAGCGGACTGGTTTTGAGCCAAACGTTCTTGTTCTTGGTTTTGAAGTTTACGAGCAACTGCGCAATCACCCCGATATTATTGAGCGTGTGAAGTACGTTCAGAATATTGGCGCAAACCAAGCTGTGAAGGTTAATAACCAAGCTCTGGCCGATCTGTTTGACGTTGAGCGCGTGCTGGTTTCTAAAGCAATTTTGAACACGGCACAAGAAGGTCAAACCGATGTACAAAGCTTTATTGCTGGTAAGCGTGCCTTGCTCGCATATGCCGCACCAGAGGCAGCCTTAGAAATGCCATCAGCTGGCTACACTTTCAGCTGGCAGCGTTATATTGAAAGCCGCGATCCAAATGGCATTGGCTTTGATCAATTTGAAATGAAGCATTTGAAGGCACAGCGTGTTGAAGGCGAAATGGCAATTGATCAACGTTTGATTTCTGGCACATTAGGTTATTTCTGGAACAACATTGTTGCTTAATTGGAATTAAAAAAATGAAAACCCGCAAGCCGCAACGGTTCGACTTATCGAGGGATTTAGTGGTGGTAAAGCCATTTAAATTTAACGGCAAGCCTATGAATGCGGGTTTTCAATTCCACTTTAAGGACGCACAGTTTTCACTAACCCCGGCAAAAGCACGCGCAATGTTTGAGGCTGGCTTATTGCGGCATCCAGACGAGCTTACGGTGGCGGCTTTACCTAGCCCCTACATCGTAAAAATTCCTAGCACTGGCGAAGAGTTTAACTTGTTTGATATGCCCTTTAAAAAGCTATCCGCTCTCATTCAAGAGCTTGGCTTTAAGCGCAGCAACAACCGGGAATCGCTGCAAAAACAGGTATGTGAGCATTACAGCTTGCCGTACCCGCCAGCGAAACAAGAGCTAGAAGAAGACGCCGAAGAAGATTCTGAATCATTAGAAGATGCAGCAAAGGCCGTAGAAAAAGACGCCGTTGCTGTTTAGTTACAAAGGATTAAACGCATGGCAACGACTAAATATTTTTCCGGCCAGTTATCACCTTTTGGCGGCGATTCAGGAACAGGTGGCTTTCAAGGTGTAGTGCCAGCCCCTTTGCCCGGCGATGCAACCTTGCGTAATGAATACCTTCATGCAAGTGGTGTCTGGAAGTCTTTAAGCAACGCTGATTGCCTTTATATAAATGGCCTTGGCGATAGCATCACAGCATCGTCTGTGATGTCTACTGTTTACCCTAGCACGATTAAACAATGGACTCAAAGTGAAGTTGTCCCCGCTCGTTCCTTGCGGCAGAATGGCGGCTATTTCTTTTACACCGCATCGGGCGGAACTACTGCTAGTTCTGGATCAGGCCCTACCCGTACAAACATAGCGTCAACAGATGGAACTGTTACTTGGATAAATCAGCAAGTTACAACCCAAACGCAAAACCATTCTTATCTTTATTACACTGAAATATTAAGCAATGGCCGCTTAATTTGGGATACGTCAACGGGATATAACGGCGCACCAGGCGGGGCAGTCAAAGCAATTGTTGTGAACGGCGGCTCTAATTACAGCGCCCCTACGCTGGTTAATACCGATGGGATTGAAGCAACCTTTACGCTTTCAAATGGCGTTATCACTGCAATCAACATTCTGTCGCCTGGCAACGTAAACAACGTAGGTGTTTTCCCGACCATTAGCGATCCTACTGGTAGCGGCGCGGTGATTAGTTGGGTCTTTTATCCTAGCGGAACCTTTGGCGTTTCAGGAAGCACAACGGCTGGAATGGTTGCCCGCTTGCCGGATGTTATCGCAAGTAAAAATGATATCATTGTGGTTTATGGCGGCACAAACGACTTAACGCAAGACGTACCAGCGGCAACAATCTTTGCTAACTTGCGCACCTGTTATGAGCGTTTAATAGATGCTGGCAAAAAAGTTATTGCCGTTCCTATTTCGCCTAGGTCTGGACTAACTACGGCGCGTCAACGCACAATGAATCGCGTTAATACGCTTATTGTAGATTATTGTGCGCGAAAAAGTTACATCAACCCATTAGGCTATAGAGATATTGCTCTTGCCGATCCCCGCGTTTACTTGACGGATGGAACATCGGATAACGTACCGATTGGCGGTGCGTCAAACGTTGTAGGGGCGATGACGTATGACGGCCTGCATCTTTCCGCACGCGGCGCTTTCTATCAAGCTATGACAATTATTGCGGCTGCGGAACGTTGGATTGCAAGACCTCAGACAGCGGGAATGCGAGCGGCAACTCAATTTGACGCTTATGCAGCAAGCGACAATCCGACCGGGAATCTATTAGAAGCATATCCTTGGACAGCAAACACGGCTGTCGCTGTTGGTGACTTGGCGCGGAACGATTCGCCCGCCCGGGTTTACTATTGCACATCGCCCGGAACAACTGCTAGCAGCGGCGGACCAACAGGAACGGGAAGCAGCATAACCGATGGAACTGTAACGTGGGCTTTCGCACACTTAGCAGGCATGTCTGTTTTCAATAGCGGCACAGGTTCCGCGCCATCAGCGGCGGCTGGTGTTACCATCACGGGTAACTTAGCGGGCGGCTATTTCATGCAGCGTAACAGCGGCACAGCAGCTGGAACTTTAACGGCGGCGATTGAGTCACCGTGGAGCAACGGTCAAGTTGGCGCACGGCAATCATTGGCATTCTCTTTAGGCTCTGGAACTTCAACGGATTTGTGGCTGTTGCAATTTGGCAGCTATGTCTATCAGCGTTATGGTTTATTGCCTGCTGATTTAGCAAACACACTTGTTGAGTTTGAGGTAGAATTAGAGGTTTCAAACCTTGCAAACTGCAATGGCATTTACCTACAATTGTATTCGGATTACGCATCAAGCCCACCTAACGATTTCATTGTAGCGCAAGCAGGAGCGCTTGGTGGCGGTTCTGGTCTTAATGCAACCTTGCCGAATAGCTCTGGTGAGATGCTTAGCTATCCTAATAATGGTCTCATGACTATTCGTACAAAACCAGTGCGGTTGCCACTTGATTTGTCAACTTTATCAACATGGCTATTCTTTAGTTTTAACGCCAGCGGCGGCGCTAACAGCGCAACGGGTACGTTTAAAATAAATCGTTTTGCCTTTAGAAAGGTCTTATTATGATCGGCGTTTATAAATTCGCAGCTGTAAAAGAAAAGATTCAAGATCTGATTGCTCAGGGTCTTTATGATGACAACATCAATCGTGATTTTTACGATTTCTTAAAGCTCAATAAAACTGTGAAGCTAAAAGATAAAGAAGCAGAATTCGTAAGCCCTGCCTCTGCTGAATCTTTAAAGGATGCCTTTGAGCAATACATAGCTGATTTTGAAGCCGCAGGCGGCGACAAAGAAGCTCGCCTTTTAGAAATTGAAGCGGGCTTTGTTGAAATATTAAACGCTCGCTTAGGATAAAAAATTATGGCTGCTTTTAACAAGTTTAATGCCTTTGTAGAGGATTTAGCGGAAAGGGTGCACAACCTAGGCGCTGATACTCTAAAGGTTATGCTTACGAATACCGTGCCGCTTGCGACGAATTCTATTCGCGCCAACCTGACGGAAATAAGCGCGGGCAACGGTTACACGGCTGGAGGAAACAGTTGCACGATATCATCAAGCGGACAAACTGCTGGTGTTTACAAGTTAGTCCTGGCCGATACAATTTTTACGGCAAGCGGCGGCAGCATCGGACCATTCCGTTACGCGGTGCTTTACAACGATACACCGACCTCACCAGCCGACCCGCTCATTGGCTGGTATGATTACGGCGCGGCTGTAACTTTGCTTGACGGCGAAACGTTAACTATTGATTTTGACGCCACAAACGGCGTTTTAACGGTCACATGATATGTCAAATGACATCACCCTTCCAGGCACGGGCGCGGTAGTTAATACCCGCCAGCAATCTGATCTATCACATAATCAGGTTGTTGAAGTTGACGGCGAGTTATTAACAACCCTGCAAAGTTTAACCCTGGCATTGAATAATATCTCGAAATCAATTGGCCTTATGATGCCGGATGCTTCAGGCCGGATGCGCGTTTCTTTAGATGCGGCAACAAACACAGGCAGCATAGGCAACATTGGCACGGTGACTACTGTTACTGGGGTCACTACAGTGACAAACGTGACAGCGGTTGCAAGTTTGACAAACCAGATTTCAATCGGCAGCTTTAACGCAAACGATCAAGTTCCCGCACTCATGAATACAGCGGTCCGCCTCAATAGACAACTTATCACAGTGAGCTAACCCATGCCGACAACCGTAAATTTACGCAAAATTCTTGACAGAAAACAGTTTGAGTTTGCAACGCCTGCTCCAGTAGCTACTGCTGCTGGTATGTGTATTTGTTCAAGCCGCCACTATAGGCAGCAGCAGTTATATTTAACCAGCAACACTGTTGCTTATATTTTTAACCCATTAGAAGATGGATTTACTCAGATACCATCCCCGGCTCTTGCTGGAACTTTTGGAGCAGGAGCGGCGGCTGTTTCTTCGGCAGTCGGTCCGTCCGGCACGGCAACAGGTGGCTCAACAACAACGGTTGCAACTGGCTTAAACTTACAGCGGGATTTACGCGGCTATTCAATCCACATTACGGGCGGTCCCGGCGCTGGTGACGTGCGAACGATTGCTAGCAATACATTAGGGGCAACTGCTACAATCACTGTTACCAGTGCTTTTAGCGCCACAATAACTTCCTCCTCTACATATCGCCTATTGACGCCGCGTTGGTACGTTGTTGGCGCTGGTACGCTTGCCTCAGGCTCATTTAAACATTACGACCTAGCAACAAACACATGGACAACCTTAGTAAACACGGGATTGCCTGCAACGATTGGTACGGATAGCAAGTTGGTTTCAACGCCTAGCTGGATTCTGACGGGCTTTAACTCTTTTGCAACAGGAACCGCAACGGCTGGAGCTGGAACAACTTTAACAAACAGCGGCAAGGCATGGACAACAAACCAGTGGGCAAACTATCAAGTGCGCATCACCGCTGGTACTGGCTTAGGTCAAATAAGAACGATTGCAAGCAACACAGGAACGGTTTTAACTGTTTCAGCGGCTTGGACTACAAACCCAGATGCAACGTCTGAATACTCCATTGAGGGTAACGACGATTTTATTTATTATATGGGTAACAACGCTGTTACTCTTTATCGTTACAGCATTAGTGCCAACACTTGGACAACTTTATCGCCGGGGGCAGCACGAGCGGCAGCGCCGGGCGCGGGTATGTCTGGCCATTGGGTTTATGCGGCAACGGATGCGGCTTGGACGGCGGAGAACGCAATCCTTAACGGCAGGCGTATTTACTCTTTCCGGGGCGGCGGCAGTGCTGTTTTAGATTATTACGATATCGCAGCCAACACATGGGTTAGCGGCGTGCCGTATAGTCCCTTAACGGAAACGTTCACCACTGGGACTAAGTACGTTTATTATAAAGACTTTCTTTATATAACAAAAGAAAACACCGGGCGTTGGTTTAAATTCAATATCGTGACTGGTGAAATGGATGGATGGGGGACAATGCTTTACCCGCAAGGAACGGCTGTTGTCGGTGATACTGCTTTTGATGTCACCTATGTCGACGGTGCAACAGAGGTTGAATTTATTTATATGCTGCTCAACACTTCAAGTGTGATGTTGCGGCAATTTGACATATGAGTTTGTTATTACTTTTTAATGGAGGCGCTGGCGGAGGCGGCAATTCGTACACCCTGCCCACAAATCCGGGTGACTTTGTATTCTCTGGTATCCCCGTTAATATTCTTGCTGGAAAAAAAATAACAGGGGATGCAGGCGGCATAGCATTAACAGGCGTTAATGCCCCACTATTATTAGGGAAAAGAATTTTTATAAACTCAGCATCATTTACATCCAGCGGCGTTGATGCTTCCACGGTTATCAATAGAATATTAAATGCGAGTTTAGGCGCTTTTAATTCTGTATTTTTTGGCGCATCTATTCTCATTGGAAAAAAATTTCTTGCTGCTGGCGGCGCGTTTTCTGCTGTAGGCACTGCCATCTTACTGCGCAAAGGATTTGTTTTAAAATCAGACCAAGGAACTTTTACGCGGTCAAGCCCTAATGTGGGTCTGTTTTTTCAGCGGCTGTTAAGCGGTGAGCGTGGAACGTTCACTATAAGCGGAATTGATATTTTATTTCAGCGAGCCGGGCAACCGCCAAGCTATAGGCGTGTAAAGACTATTTTTGAATCTAGATTTATTAAAGTCAATCCTGTATTAAGAAAGGTAAGCATTGAGTTTTTAGAACGAATTGTGAGGGTAAAATGACATTGCTACAATTCCCGGCTAAAGATTCAGACGAAGTTCTCGACTATCAAATAGACTGGGCCGCGAATTTAGCCGCTGGCGAAACTATTTCTACCTCAACATTTACGGTTGATAATGGCCTTACTATCCAGAGCCAATCAAACACCACAACAGTAACTACCGTATGGCTTGCCGCTGGCACAGAGGGTTTGACCGCAAAGATTCTTAACCGGGTTACTACATCAGGTGGGCGCACCATGGATCAGACCGTCACCTTGCCGATTAGAAAAAAATAAGCGACTCGCTAAAATCCAGCCACTGTATTCCCTTGACGCATTCGCTTCTGATAGAATCGGTTAAATTCATAGGTATTAATCATGACTTGGACATTCAGCGGCGATCCGTCATATTCCTTACTCGACCACGTTCGCAGCCTGATAGGCGATATTGATTCTACGGATCAGCTTGTTAGCGATGAAATTATCAACTTCCAGTTAACGCAAAATGCTAACGATGTTTTTCTTGCGTCTGAGGCTGTTTGTTTGGGGTTGGCCGCTAAGTTTGCCCGCAAGGTTGATACCTCTGTTGAATCGGTGCGCGTTGCCTATAGCAGCCTTCATAAGCAATACATTGAGATGGCGCGGCGCTACAAGCAGCAGGCGGCGAACTCCTCCTCTACATCGGGCGGCGGCGGCATTGGTATTCCTATTGTTGCTGGGATTAGTATTTCTGAAAGCGATTCGCTCAAAGAAGATTCAGACCTGATACAGCCGCGTTTTGAGCGCGATCAGTTTGATAATGATATGTCCTATGAGGATAGCCGCTGGAGGCGCAACCCATGACAACGCTTGCCCTTGCATCGTATCAGCTTTTACGTGACCTTGGCAAAACGTACAGCCTAAAAAAAAATGCTACTGGCGCATATAATACGGGAACCGGGCAATCAACTGTTACGGTCACAAGCTCAGACTTTACCGGGAAGCTCATAGAATACCGCAACAATGATGTTGATGGTACGAATATACAACGAGGCGATAGGCGCTTGCTGGTTTCCGCTGCATCCCTTGCAAGCGGCATCGTGCCTGAAAATCAGGACGTTGTGACGGGTGACGGCAACGACATGAATATTATCTCTGTGCAAAAGATAGAGGAAGGCGGAACCGTTGTTATTTATCTGTGCCAGGTGCGCACATGATAAAGGGAAACTTTGGCGATTTTAGCAATCAAATAGGCAAGCTCATTGATGGCTATAAAGGCCGCATGGATGCTCTGGTGCAAACGGCAACGTTTGATTTGTTTGAAACAATTGTAAAAAGGACGCCGGGACCCGGTAACAGCATTCAGAAAAAACCCGCGCCGGGAACACCTACCGGATTCTTGCGCGGCTCTTGGTATGTCTCAATTGGTAGTGATAGCGGTGCAAGCAAGGGCAGACCGGACCCATCGGGCGGTGTCACTATTGCCTCAATTAATGCCGGGCTAAGCAAGGCAAAAGCGGGCGATACCATTTACTTTCTTAACGCGGCAAAGTATGCGCTGCGCTTAGAGTTTGGCTTTGTTGGCACTGATAGTTTGGGGCGCACCTACAATCAAGCGCCGCGCTCTTTTGTGCGCTCCTCTGCAGCTGAGTTCCCTAAGATTTTAGCGGAAGCAGCGCAGCGTATAGCGGCGAAGGCTTAAGAGCATGAGCGCGTTTACATCCGCACGCAAAGCCCTAGAGGCGCAGTTAGCTGCAACAGCAGGGATACCCGCTGATGCGAGTGTGCCGCGCATTGCATGGGATAACGTAGAATTCAAAGTCCCCAATAAGCTAGCCTGGCTGCGCTCCACCTTCCAGCCGATTGATAGGCGCACCGTTGCCGTGGGCGCTAATGCCCCATACTTGCATCAAGGCTTATATCTTATTGATTGCTACGCTGCCCTTAATGGCGGCCCCAATGCCGCCGATGCGCTGGCCGATTTGGTGCTTGCACGGTTTTCTCACGGCCTAGGATTAACAGACGGCGGTTACACTGTTAGAATACGTTACGCAGAGAGAAATCAGGGCATTGTAGATGCCCCGTGGTATTTCGTACCCGTTACGGTTTCCTGGTATCTCTACGAGCATTTATAAATTT